TTACATGCTTCAATCATCTCTTTTTTGTTGAACAATCGCATGGACTGAGTTTCACCTTTGAACTTCAAAGTGTAAACAAACTTATCAGTCAGAATGGAATGTGGGCGAAACTCAACAACCATAGAATGACGTTTTGAAGTGAGTTGCATTTGGAAAAACAGCGAGTGAACTTACTACTACAACACTTTTAAGGTGAGTAACTTTTAGTTTTCAAATATAGCAGTGACACTAACAACCGTAGCACCAGGATTTCGTGCTAGTGCTACACTCCTTGCATCTTCATAGTCTCTCGCTATCACCTTCTCATCAAATACTGTGCCTGCTTTGTATAACGTAACCTTACATTTCATTCTGATAACTTAGAGTCTCTTTTGAATGCTGATGGATACTTAACTAACCCTAATACCTTATTCACATATTCACTATCAGTAAATTCTCTTCCTTCACTCTCACTTCCATACCAGAAATCATCCCAGTCCTTTTGTGAATGTGTTACGTCTTTGATGTTACTCATAGGTCTGTAAATAGAAAGTTTGTTTAGTTGTTGTTGCAAGTTTGGGAAAAGGTCATTCATCACAGGTAAAGAAAAGAACCATAGGCATCACATGCACCAGGATTATTAACGAGTTGTGTGATAAGATAACGAACACCTTTTGCAGGTGCTTTGTATGATGCTGGTTTGTAAACTTCACCAGTCTTCTTATCAACGAACATGAAGCAAGAACGTCCATTCATTCTCGCATCACCAAAATTACCATCTTTAAGATAAGACCACACCTTGATATATTTACGACCTACTTCATACTCAAGTTGAGTATAAACAGAGCGATTGTTTTCAAGGGAGTTTACTTTCCAGTCGTTGTTGAGCATTTCAAGGAGTTGCTCAACCTGATACTCAACTTTGTACTGGGGAGCGGTGAAAGTCATTGTTTGAGTGTTGCTTATACTATAGAGACACTTTGAAGGTGAGTAACTTTTAGTCTATCAATAGTTTGTAACAAGAACCTCCTTCACATCTAGCGTTGATGTACCACGTCCAGCAGTGTACTTTGCATTCATTTCAATGATATTAGCACCATCAAAGTTGTCCTCATAAAATGTATCTCCAATATGCTTATTTGAATATGCAAACTTACATCCAGACTCCATCAGAAAACGTGCTAGTCTAACTTGATCATCCTCACTAAAACCACCTTGATAGAGAACAATGCTATCACGATATGGTGGGTCAGCATATAACCAGTCGCCATCTTTGATATTAACAGATGCAAAGTCTCCGTTGCAAATAGTTGCTTTCTCAAGGAAAGATGCAACGTTCTTGATCTTATTCACATCAAAAAATGACTGCTTCTGTAAGCACGTTCCTGGTGGTGTAGAATATCTCTCATTGCATTTTTTGTATGCTTTCCACATACCATTAAAATTCACCTGCAACATGAACAACAACAGTGCAGACAAATATACATCAGACTTGCCTTCATTTTCAAGACAATATACTTCTCTCAACTCATAGTAGTATTTCTTTCTATCATCTACTTCAGATAGACTCAACCACTTCTCTACACATTTGAACCACTGGTTGATAACTTCATCGCTGCTATCTGCCAGTGTAGCATACAACAATGTCAACTCACCATTCCAGTCATTGACCACGAATTCTTTCTGTGGAAACTTCTCATAAACCCAAAGAGAGTTTGTGAGTCCACCAGCAAAAAGATCCACGAAGCGAGTGAACTCACCTTCAGGAAAGAAATGTGGTGCATATTGCTCCAACATTCGTTGTTTTGATCCAGTCCACTTGAACATTGGAGCAATAGATGTTTTCATTTTACAGCAGGAAGATTCAGGGTGAGATAAGTTTGACGCTTGATACGTCGGATGTCGCTGTTACTTTGCCCAGGTGCTTTATCAGCACTTGCAGTAGTACGAAACCACATAAGGTTGTTACCATTCATGCGGATATATGTGTCGCGGGTTCTATCTTTCTTCACTTGTTCAAAAGTATATTCTCCACTCGCCAAAACTTCTGCGAGTTTGGCAATAATACTGTTAGATACTTTATATGAAGAACCAGAGTTTAGTTCAACAAATACGATAGATTCTTGTCCTCCAGTATAGCATTCAATGATACTTTTTGCAAGTTTGTTACTATCAAAGTTTTTGTTGACAAACTTCTCTGCAACGTTTTTCTCAAGAGTGTGAACAGTTTCGCGCATAACTTCTGCACGTTCTAACAACTCCTGTGACCAATCTCCCTTTGCTCTGGAGTATCTCAACCCAGGGACAGTAAACTTATCAAACTGTTCCTGATAGTATTGTTTCATATCAGAAATATCTACGAACTTGCCATAAAGTTTGACCACAGAACTCCAGTTGGGAGACTGTGAACGTTCTGCTGCATCATGGTCCCACTTAAGAGAGAAACCCTCCACAAGTTTATTCGATGAATATAAACCAACATCAACCTTTTCACTACTTCCACCCTCACAAGTTACTGTATCAAACTCGGGGAACTTAAAACTATCAACGAACTTCTGAGTTTTATCAACCCAAAGTTTAACAGTTTGAGTGGTATTGCCAACAACATAGTGTCCAAACTCTTTATATGGTGGAATTTGTTTTCCATCTCCAATGAAAACAATTCCTTTATGAACTCCTGCAACTCTACCAGAAGCGATAGCAATATCTTCATATACTTCTTCAATGAGAGAGTTAGTTTGCTTTGCAATAGTAGCGAGTGCAAATACAAACTCAGTAAATTCTCCACTGTTAAGTTTTACCTCAACAGTTTGAAGGTTCGTCATGCCCATGATGTTCCTCCCAAGTACAATACTAATACAGTTTGAAGGTGAGTAATAATTATATCACCAAGTTTTCTCCATTGTAAAGTTCGCACGGGAAAACTCTTCACGGTCAACAACCTTGAACATGCCATATTGGTTGGTGATGACATAACCCTCATGCGGTGTGCTAGTGTCACCTATCATGCACACAATATCATCTTGCTCATCAATGAACAAGAACAGATCATCCTTGATAGTTGATACCAACTTCCACAAACGTAGCAGGTTGATGTCACAATCGCATTCTTCTGCAATTTCATCCTCGCGGATGGTCTGACCCTCACGGATGCGGGAGTTGATACATTTTTTGATAGTTGTTGCTTTGCTCTCACTCACAAACTCACATAGTGTAGACATTTGCTTGGCAAATGCACAAACATCAGCAATATCTTCACGATGTGGATGCAATGAAACTTCAGGTTGCACAAACAAGCATTCAGAAGTGCTGGCAAGTTCGTTCATCAAAGGAGATGCACTTACGTTCCGCAAGTCATCACCACCACCATACACAGTGTGCGGACAGATGATAATATCCTGCTCAATAATGTCAGGGAAAACATATGTTACAGTATTGGGGCGATAGGTATCACTACCACCGAAACCAATGAAGTCACCCTGCACAATAAATGTGGTGCGAGGCAGACAGTCAAAGCAAGTATGTAGGATGCGAGCAACCTTACCCTCATAGAAAGTATCAATATCCTCATGAGAATGAGCGATCTTGATCTTTACTTTGTTGAAGACACTTTTAGTGCCGACAAAGAACTTTCCATTGGCAGGATTGCGTCCCCACACAATAGCAGGAGCACCATCCATTTTGGTGCTGATGAAACTGTTAGAAGCAGAAAACCAGTCAAGAACAGAAAGATCTCCAGTCAGGATGGAGTCTTCTGGATGTTGCAAATGAGTGTTCTTCATACTACTAAAACAGTTTGGAGGTGAGTAACAAAAAAAGAGAGGGTTTCCCCTCTCTCGTTATCACCGATCGATAGCATTATAGTATGCTTTATCGGTGAGTGCATTTAGCAAGAAAGAAATATCTTCTTGCAGTTTTTTCACTTCGTAGTTGTGAATCTGAACCCGTGCTTTGAAGTCCTCCATGTAGTCAGAGAAGGTGAGCAGAGTTTCAGGACGAGACATAAACAAATGACGTGCTTACACTATAGGGACACTTTAGAGGTGAGTAACTTTATTTGAGAGGAAGTTTTGCTACTGACTTACCCTTACTGTGCCTTTCGATAAAGTTCAATGCAGACTGACGATTGCGACAGACTTTAAGAACATTTGCTTGATGAACTATTGCTAGCTTTGTACTGCTACCAGCAATAGGTATCGCTGCATACATCTTAGGGTCATCATATTTGCCAACGATGAAACCTTCCTCAACAGGTTTTGCATCTAGAATAGTTGTTTTAGTGTCTGTTATCTTCATCCCCAGTTCTCCATATATTCTTCAAGAGTATATCCTTCCCCTGTGCTAGTTTCTTCCACTAACTCATCAAGAGTCATTTCTATCAAGTCTTCACGATATTCTTCAGGTGTTTGGTCATCCTCATCATAATCATC